AGCCTTAACCCCGCCCGCGGTTGTTACATGCGCATCAGTCGCGCCGCTTGCTGCCACCTTGTAACGAAACCCCTGCGCCTCGATATAGTCACCGGCGGCCACGGCGGACAGCCCAGGCCCAGCCACGTAGCTAAGCGTTGTATCCGCGAGAAGCTCGGCAACAGTAGCGAAGTCCTTTCTCGATTGGATCTTCAACCACTGTGCAGGATCAAAAGTAGCCGAGGTAGTGAAAGGTATACTTTCGGGGTTTGCCGCATAAACCGCACCATTGTAGGTAACAGTAAAAGAGCCGTCCTCGGGTGTAAGACCGCTGGCGAAAGCAACGGGTACCTTATACCCGATATCCGCAAAAATCTGCTGGAGGTTCTTCGTCACATTACCGTGCCGGTCAGTCACAGTTCCTGCGGCGCCATTGATCTTCTCATGCGCTGTAGAAGTGTCGTCGATAAAGTTCTGCGCAGCGGTGTTTACTTCTGCAGTAGTCGGCATTTTACAAGGTTCCCCATATGGCATTCCAAGATGTATTCACGGCAGCGTTAATGTCAACTGACTGCAACCAATTCCACAAAGCCGCTTCGCTTAATGCACCATCCACGACAGGGACTTCCTGTTTAAGTTCATGCACAACTATGGCCTCCAGTTGCCCTGCAGAGAACAATTCCAGGTTAATAGAGATGGGCTCTACCTGGAATCGGCAAGGGACGTCAAACTGAAACCCAGCAGTAGGCGCTATAGGCTCGAAACCAAAGTAGACAAGTCCGGTGGTATAATCAACCAAGAAGTCTGCTCCTTGAGTGAGTTCAGAACCGGAATAGGCCATCACGGTATCCACAACAGGTTTACTTATCAGACGAGCCGTCGTCCGCCCTCCCGTACCATACGTTTTTTGCAGTTGGAAGACCGACGCTGTGACTTGGCGCATAGGTTGATCGCTACTTGCTTCAGTGCCAAGAGGTTTGCACGACTTGAAATCCGTCCAATCCTTGAACCGGAAGCCGTAAAGCGCACCCTCTACCGCTTCCCAGAAGTCGATAATGCCGTAAAGTTGGTCCATGCCGTGGATGCCAATCGACACGTCATACTTACGCAGTGACTGGGCCCTTACTGAGTTCCGACGCTCAAAACCAGAGCGTAAAGTTATCACGTCCACGGGGCGGTCAAGCAGTGACTGTGCCCCGGGTGAGATGTAGTCAGGAAATCGTTGCTCTAAGAAACTCATTCTCCACGGGCCCCTCTTTGCACCATCCTACGCATACGGTTTGCTATCTGCGCCTCAGACTGTTTAAACGACGCGGCGTCCGGTGTCGTGATATTGAAGATTACAGTAGTTGAGCCGTCGCGCTGAGCATCTTGGCGGCCCGTGCTGGCTCGCCTCGAAGGTGCGAGCGAACCTACAGCCAGGCCTCCGTCAGCTAGTGTAGGCATCTCCCCTGAATTTATCTGGTTAAGCACCGGGAGAAACTCACGAGTAGCTTTAGCGTTAACGATATATTCCCCATTTGAGACCCGAGCGAGAATGGAGTCGGAGCGGCCGGTACCTGGTCCGCGGATTTGTCCTCCGCTCGCGAATGCCGGGACCATACCGCCTTCGGAGAAGCCGGGGAAAACCATTTTCATGGCGTTGAATAGAAGCATACGCGCCTGCATCTTGATTATGTCTGCGATGATAGATCGCGCGAGCTCACCGAAGTCTAGTTTACCCGTCATTACGAAGTCGGCAAGTGCTTCCGAGGATTTATCGAAAGCGTTTTTGAACGCGCTCTCAGCCATGTCTGCAGTTGACCCAACGTCTTCCCCGATACTATCTAGCGCTCGTGAAATACCCGAAGCCCAGTCAGTTGCATTCTCGAGGTCACGCCTACGCGCCTCGCCCATTCGCTCATTGAAGATGGTTTCGATCATGGTTGCATAATCTTCATAAGCCAACCCAAGCGTTTGCAGCGTTTGCAGTTGCTCGGCGTACCATAAGCGAACGCTCTCGCGTGCTCCTCCGGAACTCTCGACAATTTTAGCGTACTGCTCAGCAAGCCCATCTATGAATTCTTGCTGCTGCACGTTCAGCTCCGAAAGCTGCCCAGCCGCGCCTCCCGCGGCGTCACCGAAGTCGGTGATTGCAGGTGCACCGTCTGAGATTGCACGATTTAGCTCCTCCTGAATTGTGGCTGCTATTTCTTCACTTTCGATAACCATGTCCAGGTTTGCCCCAAAGTCGTTGCGCAAAGTAGCGGCCGACCGTATCAGTGCGTCGTTGAAGGGGTTAAAGATGCTCCCATCGAACTCGTTCCGGACGGTCTCGGCACCTTCGCGAATGACCTCTCCGAACCCACCTACATAATCAATGCTGAGAGCGGCGCCGAAGCTGGTTTTGATACGCGAGCCTACGGCGGCAAGATCAGACTCTAACTGCGCCGTATCTTTACGCAGGTCTGAGAAATCCACAGTCAACGACTCTCGGATAGCGTCGCCTACGCCATCAAAACCAGGAATCAGGTCAAGAGCGTCGCCCAGCCCGCCTAATCCACGGACAAAGACGTTAATGATGTTCTGCAAGCCTTGAATAGCGATGTTCTTTGCTTTTGCCATTGCGAGTTCAAACAGCACGGGGATGCCTCGCGTGATGACTGGGCTAATGGCCGACACGAAGCCAACATAGATACCAATATAGGCGTTGACGCTTGAGCGGATCCACCCTCCTATCGTATCGAGGGACAGATCCCAATTCGCAAGGAACCCATCGAGCCACTCAGTTACCGAGTCGAAGAATCCACCTGCGGCGCTTTTAGCACCCGTCCATGCCGCTGTAGCCCAGTTCCACACTTGTAGGAAGATCTTATGCGCCCCTGTAGCTAATCCCGACAACCCCTTGGCAATCCCTGTCCACGCAGCAATCCCCGCGTTGTAGATGTATCCGAACACTTGCGCCACGGTCATTAGTACAGCCTTAAACACTTGCCAGACAGTTGCGACGCGACCGACTACCTCCACATTCTTATCCCCGAAGTATGCTAGTGCCCCTGCTGCTGCCATGATGATTGCCTGAATTGCCCCGAAAGGTGTCCTGAGCCAAGCTGCTGCCATCGCAAGTAGTCCGGTGGTTACCGACGCGATAACGGGTACCATCGAGATCATTGCCGGGATGAGAAGAGCGGTGAACCCGGCTGCCGCGACGGCTACGAAACGCGTGATTGCTTCGAAGTTCTCGTTTAAGAATTTGAGTGCGGGGGCCAACACGGAGTTGATTATTGCACCAATGGTCAGGAAGACATTCGCTAGATTGCCACGCAGTACCGCAGACTGGAACTCGAACGTGTTGGTCATCTTCTCGAAAGCTTCTTGCGTTGCACCGCTCTTTGCCGCCATGTCTTCCATGATCGAGGACATATCGACGCCCGCCTGCCCTGCCAGAGCAAGAGCTGGGATCAGCGCTTCGATGCCACCGAAAAGTTTCGCCATTGCGTCAGTACTGCCACCCGTCTTGGAAACCAAGTCTTCCATGAAGCCAGCCAAGCCTCTCGACTTGAGGCCTGCGCTATCAAATTGGATTCCGAGTTTCTCTGCTACCTCAGCAGCTTCACTCGTCGGCTTGACAACGGCAGCCATGATCGCGCGGACGCCCGTGACGGCTTCGCGAGTCGAGATACCGCCTTTTGTGAGTGCCGCCACAGCGGCAACGAGTTCATCGACGCCTACCCCTGCTTGTGCAGCCAGAGGCGCAACCTTGCCAAGCGAGGACGACAGCTCCCCGATAGTCGTCTTGCCCGCCCGCATACCTACGAAAAGCGCGTCCGAGACTGCGGCCGCGTTGCTCGAGGCCAAACCATAGGCGTTCAGCAGCGAGGTCAAGCCATCCGCAGCCGTTGCAACGTCAGTTACCCCACCGACTGCCAGTTTGTTCGATGCGGTAAGCAGGTTGATCGCGTCGGTAGCGGTTCCCGCACCGGCTGAGATGATCTGGTAAGCAGCGGCGCCCTGCTGAACAGCAGTTGATCCGAACTCGGCTGACTGTTCTTTCAGCGCGCCGGTCAAGGTCTCCATCTTGAAGGTTGCTGAGTCAACGAGGGTGGAGATTTCCGCTAGTTTCGTCTCGAACGAGCCGGCCGCGCGGATCGCAGCGGTGAAGAATGCACCGACACCCACTGCCATCAAAGCAGTGAACGCTTTCGCGAGCAGTGCTGTCTTGGAGTTTAGCGAATCGAACGTTTTCCCGAGCTGAGTACCTTTAGCACCCAGCGCGCCGAGAGCTTTCTCGCCGCGCTTGGCGCCGTCAACCATTGGCTTCGAGTCAACGCCTACGCGTAGTGTGCTTTCCTGAGTTGCCACCTATCGAGGGTCCCCGCTTGTTCATTTCCTGGAGCCATGTATCGTCGCAGACCTTCACAAAGTGCAGAAGGTCAAAGCGGTCATCCAAGGTCTCAAACCCGAACATTCGCGCGTAGGACTCTATCTCAGACAGGGCAATCCCAGACGGTTGGCCGTTAGGTCCTATCATACGCGAACTATGCAACCTTTTGAAAGCGGATAAATAAGGTGCTGCGTGCCTTGTTGGCTCCGGGCGATTAGCGAGCGCGGGAGGAATCTTTCCGCTCGTGCTCGCCATCTTGACCAGGAGGGCAATCCTGTCCCCGTAGTTTATTTCCCAGAGGATGCAGCTTCGGAGTTTCCCTCAGTGGCTTCCCGGGCTTTCTGACGAAAATTCTCGAGGTTCTGAGCCTCGGCGATCAGGCGCGAGCGAATCCACTCGAGCTCTTTCAGAAGACGGTAGGCGTTGTCAGCGGAATACTTGAGTTCCTTGTCGCCATCGAACACGCCGCGCCAGTCGAGAACGATGAACTGGGACATGGTGCGAGCCATGATCTCGAGCTGGTCATCTTCGGAGATCTTCTTGCCCAGGTCGTTGTAGGGCTTGGTCGCCTTGCGGAACGCGTCGGTGAAGGACGGGTTGTCGAATGAGGCAATGAGGAAAGCAGCGTCGCCGCCCATCTCAACCCACACGCCGTCCTGCTTGGCTGCTTTGTCGAGTTTGAAGTCGTTAATGTCAAAGCGGAGATCGCTCATCTTTGATCCTTTCGGGTTGTCGGGTTTTCGCAACCTTGAAAATACGGGATCCCAGCACACAAATGCAAGGTTAGAATAAGGTGCAGGAGGGGCGCCCCGACCGCCCCTCCCGCGATAGCGCGCGCTATTTGGCGTTAACCGCGGCTGATCTGGTACTGGTACGTCCCAGCCGAGTTGATGATGCCCTCGAACTGAGCCGAAGCGAAAATGTCCTGGTCGGTACCGCCCGCAACGATTTCCATGGACGTGTACTTGGCTCGCGGGATGGTTACGAAGTAGACGTTTCCAGCAGTGTCCTGCGCCTGGAACGTCAGAGCGAACGCGGTAGCCGAGCGGAATTTGTCGAACAGCGCGCTGTTCTCGAAGTAAAGTTCGATGCTGCCGGTCAGCTGCAAACGACCTGCTTCCACGCCGATCAGACCAAGCGTACCAACTGCTTCCTGACCTCGCAGCGCGTTGTCGAGATTCACCGACAGCGAGTTGAAGTAGAAAGTCGAGCCACCTGGGTCACCGTCGAACACGATTGCCGCGACGTTGTCCACGGCGTTCAGAACGGTGTTGGTGTTCGCCATTCCGAGCGTTGCGCCCGAAAACTGCGTCCCGGTCATCTGCGCATCTTTCGCGAGGACGCCGAACGTGGTGGTGAGGATCGAGCCGGTGGCCAGTTCCAAGTTCCACGTGGAGATCCGCGAGCCGGTGAAGTTCCAGTACTCAGGGGTCGTCAGGTCGGTGAACGCTTTCTGGATCGTGAAAGACGTCTTGGTCGTACCGTTGCGGACGTACTGCAAGGGCGTGACCGTAACCGAGTCACCGGCTGCTTCCGACGCAACGTCAGTGAGCGGGTTGATGCCGAGCGACAGCGGGGCAATGCTCGTGATTTCCGCATAGAAATCACCTGCGGTAGTGAAGCCCGCGATCTTGACGAACTGACCGACCACGAAATTGTTGTTCGTGAAGTCGGCAAGAGCAGCGGAATCAATCGTCCAGGTGTTGGGCGTCCCCGACGTCTTCGTGATCGAGATGTCCGTCTGAGCAGCCTCGGCAGTTGCCGTTGTGACCCAGGACGAATACAATGCCGCAGCAATGAAGTCGTCGTAAGTACCATAGGACCATTCACCATTGATGTCCCCGCCCGCTTGCGACGACACTTGGATGGTGTCGGGCGTCATGCGGTCAGCGCGAATTTCTTCGGACGTGATGAAGTCGGCGTTGTAGTTGAGCGACTCCGACGTGAAGCGCACTGCGTCCAGCGTCGGTGTAGCGGGAGTGGTACCCCAAGTCGATTCCGCGACCTTTCGGAGTGCCACCCGATTGGATGTGCCAAATTCAGGCATTGGGATTCTCCTTCCCGTTAGGTGTAGTCATCGAACTGGAACGGCGCGACTACATTGATCTGATACCATTTTCCATCGACACCGATCTGGCGAGCATAAGGAGGTACCAAGAACCTCACGCCCGAAGTCGCGTCCCGCCACGAGCGGAAAACTGCTTTTGCCTGATCAGCAAGCTCTATGCCCTCGCCTTCACCATCACCAGACTTGGTGAAGATTTGGACGTTGACTTGACCGAAATTCCTTTCGGTGTTGTTCCCCGGATCGCCCAGCGATGCCCATTGGGACGCCGCCTGCACAATGGTTAAACGCACCCACGACGCATCGGGGAGAGTGAATGCTCTATTTGGGTACTGGACCGCGGTGGTCGCTCCCCATTGTGTCTCGAACCGCTGCCGGATGGCTGAATGTGCGGCGGCGTAAGTCATTGGGCGACAGTGCCTCCATATTGCGCCGCCACGGCGTTCAAGTTGATGTCCACCATACCATCAGGAGCTTGTCCCGAGTGCCCATTCTCAAGCGGGAGAATGTAGGGCAGGTTATTGGTGAACCAGATAGTGTCTCCCAGTTCAGCAGATGCGGCAGTCTTGACGGCTGCGTTGATGGCCGTAGAGCCCGTTTTGTCGACCGACTTCTCGTCGACTTCGGACGACGGCTTATTGAGCGAAGGAAACCAGTTGCCGCGTGCGGTTCCTTCATCGACAGGCGTACCAAGAACGATACGGCTGTCCAGGTCGATTGCTATCTTCTGGAAGATCACTCGTGCTTGTCGGTGTGTCACCAAGCCGAAATTCTTCAGGTCGAGCGCAAACTGGCGTGGAGTCAATCCCTTAGCCATGCTGCACCGCCATCTTGTAGATCACCGCTTCGCCCGAGGGTCCCACCGTGTTGACTGCAAGGATCTTGTAGCTCTTCGAACAGAAGATGACGTCTTTGCCTACCTCCGGCGTAACGCCTGCGGCGTTGAATTCTTTTGCGGCCACCAGCAGCATTGCGCTAGCACGGGCTGCGACAGACTCCGAGAACTCTCGCTCAGGTACTGGTAGGTCGAGCAGATGGATAGCGGTGTCCGTCGGCGTGCCGTCGGTCGTTTTGCCCGTAGCGTTGTCATACACCTCCGCCCCGTAGACCCGATAGGTCGCGGGTTGACCGAACTGAGCAATCAGAGGCCCAGCGGTATCGTCTCGAAGATCACCGTAGAAGCTCATGCTCGTTTCAAGCCCCCGCTGTTACCGCGGATGAGTTGGCGAAGCAGTTCGTAGACGTGAGAAGGGGTGTCCGCGCCTTGCAGCCGCTTCGATGTGTCGTACTGGACGGTGATCACGTCAACCTTCTGCATCGAGATTGCCGCTGCGTCGTCGGTCACTATGCCTTCCAGATCGTATGTGCCCAGGCGATAGAGCTCCGCTATCTGGGCGGTAGCCTCTTCTATCTGCCAAGGTATCACCGTGCCTTCTAAGGCGAAGCCGTCGACCACGGCATTAAGCCGCGGCCATTGGAGCCGCTGAGCAGCCGTTGCTTTGTCGCCGATGAAAGAGAAGTTGCGGTCTACCCAGTTCGTTCCTTTTCGGATAAGGATCTCAGCAGCGGCGTCTGACAGTGCGATCCATGCCGCCGAAGCAGTAGAGTCATTCGCAGCCCAGTAGGCGCGGACGTTCGCTAGCGTATCGTATGCGTCTGTTCCAACAGTCAAAGCCATGGCTGGGTCCTTTCGTCACGGCGATCCTACGTTAGTAGGTGGCGCATAACAACGACGAAATAGGATCCGCTATAAGCGACTTATCGGAATAATTAGGTGGTACCGCGCCACTTGCCATTGTAGAAGGTAACAATGGCTCGCTTACCGTTGGGATATGTGACGATCTGCGAGTGTGACCACGACGACGGGCCGACGTTCCAGTCCTGCTCGAGCAGAGACAACGTCCCCGCGACGTAGAGGCCGTCCAGGATAGCTGCGGAGTGAGTGTGCCCAGTATTCGCACGCCGGCCCATCTTCGACAAGCCAAGCGGGGATCCGCGTGAGCCGTTGGGGCCAACGTCACCGTGGAGCGAGCATTCGATTCCGCCGCCCTCGTCGGGGCATATGACGAACTGGTCGTCTGCGTGAAGGAAGACATCTTCATCGCCAAGGCCTTCGCGTTTCAGTGCTTCGTGGAGATGCAGCCACTTGATGCGCGGATCTCGGACGACTGCCCGCCGGTACTCGAGTTCACACTCGAGCATGAAGATGGCGTTGGTATCGTCGCGGCGGTGGTCGTTCTCGTTCAGCCAGCGCTCGAGATGGCGGTCATGGTTGGCGTCCGCAACTACTGTCATGCACCACGGGCGCCGCATCTTGTCGAGCATCGTCTTGACGCCCAACACTTCGTCGCGGACATTCGTCTGACCGAGGATCTTCTTGCGGAAGCGCGTGTGGCTGTTCTTACGGTCGTGGTGGCCTTTGTTCACCACAAAGTCGATAATGTCGTGAGCGAGTTGATGCCGAGGACGCAGCGAGTCAAGCATACCGCCTTCATCAAAGGCCATGGAGCAGCACTCTGGGTCAATCACAGCAGCATGGAGGTCGCCCCAGTTTACCGCTTCAACAGGAACTCCCTCGACCAGGACATGACCATGCTCGATCATGATGGCGCCTTTCTGCCCGAGATCGGGAATGTCGTAGAATGTACCGTCTTGGTCAGCGTTCAGCTGCCGGACGAACCAGTCCCCTTCATGATCGACCTCGACAATCAGGGCACCATACGCGTGATGGAATTCAGCTTCCAGTCCCGCTTTCTTCTTGACGTAGTTCAGCAGGGTTGCTGTCCCCGTCGTGTAATTCATCTTGCAGCCATCTGCCTTTGTCCCTGCGACTGAGGTAAGCTGAATCTTGGCATGCGGGAATATGCCCGACTTGCGCTGCGTGTAGGTCTCCAAGCCTGTCAACGGGCGCTTTGCTGTTGGCTGAATGTTCAGTTCTCCGCGCCACTCGAGCATGGGGGCCAGCTCGAGAGCTTCGTCTGAGAAATACGGATCAAAGATCGGATCGTAGAAGTCTTCCGCGCGGTCGTCGGCGGTCGGGCCCATGTTCCGTTTCGTCGACTTCTGGCTATAGGATGCACGATTGTAGGAGAAAGATCCAACCATTAGCTTGGCGTCGAGGAACTCGGCGTATGAAACGAGGTTGGTGAAGAACTCGGTGTGAGCGTCGGTGTTGTTCTGCGCGGACGTGATGATGTATCGCGCGAGTTCGCCTTTCTTCGGGAGAGGCATCTTCTTCGCAGGTGGTCGCGATATTGTGCCGCCGGATGTTGGCTTATCGTAAACGAGACCCAGCTCTGCCGCTTTGCCGAGACGGTACTTTACCGCGCCTCGCGAGATGCCCAATTCGCGAGCGACAGCCCGCATGGATCCCTTGTTCGCGACCATAGAATCGTAGGTTTCTTGTGGGGTGATCTTTATCACCTTCACCATTCTGCTACCCCTATTAAATTTGCCTTGTAGTTTACGGAACTAAGTAGTTTGCATTAGCGTCTTGATACCGACCCAGATAGCAGCAAGAAGTCCAGCGGTCAAGATCCCGACGATGCCTAGGAAACCTTTTGTCCGCGCAGCGTTTACGGCTATTCGCCAATCGCGAAGATGCTGGAAGTCTCACTGCATTTCAAAGGGGTCTGCAATGCTCATGCCCATCTTGGTCAAGGCGTTGTTTACCGCCTCTTCCATTAGTGCTTTCAACTCGCCGCGGCTAAGTTGGATCTGGGTATTATCGTCCACTAATTGCCTCCAGCGAGTTGTACTTGCGAAAGCAGGGCGCGCCTTCCTAGCCACGCCCTGTCGTTTAAACGTCGAGTCGCGCTTACTTTGCGGCAGGCGCTTTCTTGACGGCCGACGCGTCGGCGCCGCCCTTGCCCCTGGTCCGGTCGGCGAGGGCATTCTTCTCGGCCTGCTTCTGCTCTTCAGCAGCAACGGCCCGCTCGACTTTGATCTTGGCGGCTTTCTCGGCATCGAACAGTTTCAGGGCGCCCTTAGAACGAGCGATCTGCCCCGCGTCAGCATATCCGAAGAATTTACCATTTTCCCCTTTAGATACAGGGAAGGTTTCAGTATTCTTGGCCATCGGGATGGTCCTTTCTCATGTCGGATTGGTTGCGTGATCGGCGAGCCCCGAAAGGCCCGCCTTACTCACTTAGGCCGGGTAGACCGTGGTCGCCCGCTTGACCTGGACGCCGAGCATCGGGTCAAGGACCTGAGTTCCGTAGAGCGCGTCCAGTGCGACGAAGTTCGTAGCGGTGCCGCCGTCGTACCACATGCGGGCGCGAACGCTCAGCCCGGTTACTTCGTCGGTCACAGTCGCCATCTCGGCTCCTTTACCGTCGCCGGTCATGGGCAGAGGAGCGAAGGCCAGCGCAAACGCGTTGCGGTGGAACATGAGGTTGCGCAGGTGCGCGGACTCTTCGATGCTGTCCAGCAGGTTGAAGGTCACGACCGCGTTGTCTGCAGTGTTGCGGCGCAGGGCCGGGTAGAACGTCAAGTTGCCCGCACCTGCAGCAAACGTGGTGTCTGCAGTCAAAGTGTAGACGGTAACGTCGCCCGCGATGGTGAAAGTGTCGCCGACCTGCACAGTCTCGATCAGGGTGAAGCCGTCGACCGCGATGGTCGAGACGTTGGCCTCGTAGTTAGCCGCATTGTTGACAGCGCCAACCGGGTCACCACCACCCGCCGAGGCTGTTGCGGTCGAGGTCATTGCGGCAATGTCAATGTCGGCGTTCTGCGATGCGAACACTTCCACCCCGAAGCGATTACCCAGCGTGCCGTTCATCAGAGCGGCTTGGTTCGCACCATCGCCCGTGATACGCGCCTCGTGGAAGATGCCCAGGTCGAGGAACGCCGCTTCCATGCCGGAATCGACGAGGTAGTGGATAGCGCCGGCGTCCATCGGGACTTCGTTGTTCCGCAGAACCTTGCGAGGACCAGTGATAAAAGCCGAGGACGCTGTCCCTGACACGAATGCTTTTGGACCAACCTTGGCGCCCAGAACGTGAAGGTCTTGGTCGATCTTGTCGGCCAGGGCGTAAGCAGCAGGCGTGATGTGATCAGTGATGATCTGCTCCGAAGAGTAGGCCAGTTCCCGGTCAGTCAGCGCATACTTGACTTCCTGGTGGTTGTTGAGCGTGATGGCGATATTCTCGCCAACGACGTCCTGAGTCGCCGAACCTGTGCCGGCGACGTGGGTTTGCGCGGTGAATTTGGTCGGACGCTTAAGATTAATGGTGTCGCCTTTGGAGTTGCCGGCGCCACTGCGTTCCTGCTCTGCGCCGCGGTGGACGCGGCCGGCCATGCCCAGTGCTTTGAACAGCTGGATGAGGGCCTCTTGGGCATAGAACTCGGGATTGTAGTTACCCAGAGTGTTGGACATCGAATGATCCTTTCTCGATCATGTGCGCCGAAGCGCGGTTCAATTTACCGCGCATCGGCGCGGCGTTGGTTGGGTCAGACCGTGATCTGCAGAGTGCTCCCAGCCTTCTCGGCCGCTTCTTTCGCGGCACGATATTTCTGAGGGTCACGCGCATCCGCACGACTGATAGTGTGGGCGCCACCGCCCTTACCGCTACCTCCGCCGGCTCCGCCACCTTGAGGAGCAGGGAACCAGTGCGGCGCCTTCTCCTTCATAGTTTCGAGCCACTCGGCAGGTGTGAGGGGTGTAACGCCGTCCTTGC